ACATCACCTACCTTTTTATGCTGTTAAATCCATTTGTTCGTATTCTGTAATAGTTTGATTGAGATATTCTCTCTTCATCGTTATCTTATGTGCAAGATTGTCTTTGCCCCTTTTTCTTAGACGATGAATATAATTATCTAGTTGTCTAGAATCATTCTTCAATCTTTCTATTTGGTTTTTCGGCATAAGCATTCCTTTTATTGTTAGTGTTAAAATAACATTACGAACATAACGAAATGGATTAAGATAAAAGTTTTGGAAACGCCTCCTCTACTATTTTCTTTGTCAAACCTTTCGGTGCTTTACGTTGCACCATGTCTATTACAATCTCCGCATCTTGTGCGTGGATTGATTCCAACATCTGAATATATCTTTTTTCTATTTTGTGTTGGGGTTGTTCTGAAGATAAAGGACCCTTGACAAAGAAACTAAATTCACGATGTCTTCTTGTTAAGGATGAGGGTACGCTCTCAGGTTTGTTTGGGGTATAAGGTGGTTTGCCTTCTGGAATGATAAACACAAGTCGTTCATCATATATACCACGACACACATCGCGTACTGCAATTGTGCCGTTGTCTTTGAGATATTGTATCTTTTCTTTGCGCGTCTTCTGCTTCGCAAACTTTTCAAAGATTTCGAATACTTCTAGTTTCATATTATTCTTTCTCTATTACTATATAGTCTTTTATTCTTCTCTAGATGTATATAGTATGAAAATAAATTAGATTATTTTAGTCGCCGAAAAAAATACCGTATCTTCTGCATAGTTCATCCATCGCACCCCAAACATGGTCTTCTTGTCTGCTTGGTGTGTATGGGTTGTAGTGCTTGTTGGCATAATCTAATAGGTCTTGTTTTGAATATGTTCTAAACTTATCTACCCATTTGAACTTTTTATCCCAAAATTGTGGTTCTCGGTTAGGGTCTCCTTCAAACCCCTGTAAAGGATATGCATCCTTATCCCATTTTCCATCTTTTATTGACACTCTCTTCTCCTTTTCTACTTGTGTAATTCTATTGATGTGTAATAACTTCTACTAAAGTAATCTGTGTAAACATCGTCATCGATGAAAAAGTCTTTAGTATGCATAGAAGCATGTAACTCATTCAAGAATGCTTGGTCTTTCTCGTCATAGTTTTCTTCAATCCAATGTGTGTTGACTGAATATCCAAACTTAGATAACTCAGGGTCAAGGTAAGTCATTCTAGATAAAGCACTTGGGTCAATCGGAGCATCCCAATCAATATCATTTTGTATTGAGTTGCCAGTCTTGTCACGACCCGCAAGTATTCTTTCTTCTATCGTTTTTGCGTAAAATCTTTCATAGATATCTTCAGCACCTTTTACTTTTACAACTAAGTCCATGTGGTTTCTGATACCGATAGTAACCTTGCGTCCGTATTTCTTAGCAACTGCCTTGATTGCGGGAGCGAGTTCTTTCTTTTCTTCTTGTGAAATATATGCCATAGTTTTTTTTCCTTTCATTTAACTATACCTTACAGTACCAGATTCAACAGAGAATGTCAAGCACTTTTTTCATTTTTTATGTATTTTTTTCTATCTTTTTTATTGAGGAAATATAGATAGATATGTTTAGAGGGTCTGTCCTCATAGTATGCTTCTTTTGTTTCTAACGCATCTTTCACTCTTTGAGCAAAGGGTTTTAGATTACGAACTCCATTCTTGTTAGTATAATAAGTTCGTATAGTCTTATCGTGATACTGTCTACCATTCAACATAATGACACGAGATTTACTTGTCATACCTCCGTGAAAAAAGTTTGTTGCTTTATATATTGTTCCCTCGTGTCCATAGTGTGCATCTGCATAACTCACAATCACTTTGAACTCAGTATTCTCTTTCAACCACTTTATGGTCTGTCCAATAAAAAAGGATTCGGTATTCTTTGGTGTATCATCAACACAACAAAGTCTTCGCAGTTCAATAACATCTCCTTCTTGGTCACCATACTTCTTCCAGGCACTTGCCATACCCAATGCACCATATATCATAGCACCAATCATCTGTTGACCAAATATTCGATTTTCATCATATAGCGCAAAACACTGCCCTATTCTAAGACCATTCACATTTCCAGAATAATGATTTTCTTCTATAAAATCCTTTATGTCTTGTATTGTTACAGGAACAACTTTATAATTAGTGACACTCATACCTTATACTACCATATAAAACAGATAATGTCAAGTAGTTTTTTTCAATACATGCCTTCTGTGTATCTTACCACCCACAAAGGCATTATAATATTCATCGGGTTTTAACAAAACATCATTTATCATTTGTTCACGTAATTCATAGTATGAACACTCCCCTTTTGAAAAACAGAGTCTCAGGATGCGTCTATGGAACCTCTCGCCCCCTTCTAGGAGTAATTTTACCTCTGCCGACGAACCATAGTAATCTCTCCAGTCAGATTGAACTCTGGTCTTTATTTTTCTTTTGCGTTTGCTGTTCTTGGGTAATGTCTTGGGTTTCCAGAAAAACTTCTTTCCGATGAATTTCTTACCCGTTGATTCTTCCGTGAGGACATAGACAAAACCCTGATATTGCTCCAAGGTTTTGTCTGTCGGGGAAAACTCTTTATCTTCATACATCCATGTCATAGAAGTATATAGTATTTATTTATTCCATCTCTGTCCCACACATAGGACAGAAAAAAGGTTGTTCATCAGAGTTAAGCACTATTACCTCTGACTTAGTTTCACAGACGAAACAATCCAGTTCGAACGTTTCGTCGTCGTTCATTATGCCGCATCCTCAGCATCCCATCCCCAATTGCCAGACATGCCATTTACGGAATATTCAGTAACTCGTTTCTCAAAGAAGTTATCATGTGACGCACCATTCAATACCCAGTCTAACCAAGGTAGTGGATTGTCCTTCACCTTGAAGTTTGGTTTCATACCAAGTTGTAGTAATCTACGGTCAGCAATATATCTAATATATTGTTTGACATCAGTCTCTGTAAGACCTTCCATCTCTAATCCGTTGAACGCAAGTTTAATAAACTTATCTTCTAGTTTAACAACATCCTTTGCCATTTGATATATCTTAGATTTTAATTCGTCAGTTACGATACGAGGATGTTCTTGACAAAACTCTCGGAATAACTTTGCGTTACCCTGAACGTGAAGTGTCTCATCTCTTATAGACCATTCAACAACAGTACCCATTCCTTTCATCTTACCATAGCGTTGGAAGTTTAGTAACATTACGAATGAGGCAAATACAGATAGACCTTCGTTGAATACAGACTGCGCAAGAGAAAGTGCTAACCCTGTGTGAGAGTTAGTTTCACCTTGTTTCATAAAGTCAATCTTATCTGACATCTCAGTATACTCAAGGAACTTATGAAAGTCCTCATCAGGTAATCCTAGTGTATCGTTTAATAAGGCATATGCTCTTTGATGTTCTCCTTCGCGACATGCGAATGAAGATAACATATTACGTGCTTCATTATTTTTAAACTTAGGTATGAGAAGTTCGTGATAGTTCTCGCCTACCTGTACATCAGACTGAGTAAACAATCTAAGTACCTGTGTAATAAACTCTTTTTCAGAGTCAGTAAGTTTAGTTTTCCAATCCATTACATCTTCCGAGAGTTCTACTTCATCTGCTACCCAATGGATTTCTTCGTGTTTCTTGGTGAGTTCTACTGCCCACGGATATTTAAATGGTTTGTATGTTTTACTAAATTCTAATAAGGACATTAATGTCACCTTTCTTTTGTTTGTTTATTTACCCTTGGCAGGCAAGGCACTCGTCATCATCTTGTTCAACAGGTTTATCTAACCAAATCATAAAGTCATCATATCCACCAATCCATTCTCCTTGGATATATATCTGCGGTACAGTTTTGACATCACGACCTGTTACTTCTTTGGCAGTCTTACCTACCTCCTGCAAATCAACATAGTCATAAGGTATACCACGCAACTTCATCTCCTCTTTTGCGAGTTGACAGTATGGACAGTTTCTCTTTCCATAGACTACATTTCTTTTATCACCCTCAAGGGCAACTCTTTCTACTTTCTCCGATACATTCTCAGCACGTTGCTTTGCTTCTGTTCGTAGATAGTATAATCCTTTCAGTCCTTTTTTCCATGCGGATAGATGAACCTTATTTACATAAGACTTCTCTGCCCCACTTGGGAAAAATAGATTGACTGATTGACCTTGACATATAAACTCTTGTCTTTCTGCGGCATGTTTTACTACCCACATTTGGTCTAACTCTTGTGCAGTCTTGAAGACTGCTTTCTCCCCCTCCGTAATGAAAGGTAGATGTTGTACGGAACCTTTATTTGTAATAATAGAAGTCCAGTTTGAATCGTTGTTCTCACCCTTCTCTTCAAGAAGGTCAATAAGATACTTGTTCTTTACAAGGAATGACCCTGCCCGTGTACGATGCGTATATGCGTTTGCCTTTAGAGGTTCGATAGAGGGACTTGTACTGAGAATAATACCAGAGGAAGCATTAGGAGCAATCGCAAGTAAGTGAGAGTTTCTCTTACCACTACCGATACCATCAGGATACTCACCGCGTTCTTCTGCAAGC